CTAATCTTCTTGACCCACCAGTGATACCTGAGTTGAGGAGACAAGACACCAAGAATCGACAGAATAGTATAGATGACATCCCAGAAACCGAGCGAGCCTTTTTACAAGGCCGAATTAAACAATACTTTGATGAAGGACAAGCCCTCTACAATGACTTACTTTCTAGCGGGGTTGCAAAAGAGTGTGCGAGATTTGTGCTCCCCTTGGCTACTAGTACTCGTATCTATATGTCTGGTTCTGTAAGGAGTTGGATGCACTATATACAACTACGCACTGCCAATGGCACACAGAAGGAGCACATGGACATAGCAAACCTATGTCGTGACCACTTCATCTGTAACTTCCCCATCACATCTAAAGCATTAGGATGGTGTCCTGATGTAGACGACTGTGATTGTCGTTATGATAATGATTGGGGTGACACTCAACCTTGTTTACGAATAGACTAATGCCAACATACCCAGTAATAAATAAGAATACAGGGGAGAAGAAAGAACTCTCCATGAGTATGCTAAAATATGATGAATGGAGAAAGGACAATCCCGATTGGGACAAGGACTGGTCAGCAGGTACTGGAGGTATAACCTACGGAATGCCTAAGCAATCAGACGGTTTCAAAGAAGTGATGTCTAAAGTCCAAGAGAAGCACCCAGGTGCGAACCTATCGAGGTATACTTAAACATGCCAGCACGTAAGAAAAAGAACGGCAACGGAAATGGTAACGGTAACGGGACCAACAGACGAATGAAGAGGAAACCACCTATAAATCTTGATCACCTCAAGACTATAGATCCACTAACAGATAACCAAACAACAGCATTTGATGCCTACAAAGAGGGTAAACATTTGGTGTTGCATGGTGCTGCTGGTACTGGTAAGACATTCATTAGTTTGTATCTCGCACTCCAATCAGTATTGAATCCAGAGACACCTTATGAAAAGGTATACATGGTAAGGTCTCTAGTCCCTACAAGGGAGATTGGATTCCTACCAGGAGATCATGAGGATAAGAGTGACTTGTATCAAATACCATACAGAAATATGGTACAATACATGTTCCATATGCCTGATGAAGCATCATTTAAAGTACTATATGATAACCTAAGAGGACAAGAGACAATAGATTTCTGGTCCACATCATTCTTGCGTGGTGTAACCCTTGACAAGTCCATTATAATAGTGGATGAGTTCTCTAATCTAAACTTCCATGAGCTAGACAGTATTGTCACTCGTGTTGGAGAGGATAGCAGGATCATATTCTCAGGTGATTACTCACAGTCAGACCTTACTAAATCAAACGAGAGGTCTGGTGTGCTAGATTTCATGAAGATTGTACAAGCTATGCCATCATTTGAATGTGTAGAGTTTGGTATCAATGACATCGTGAGGTCTGGTTTCATAAGGGAATACCTCATCACTAAAATTGAAATGGGATTTGATTAATGTTTAATTATGTTGGTCCTGCTAAACCTCTTAAGGAGGTGACGAGTAGGACGTTAGATCATGGTCGCTTTTATAAGATTGATGACCTTTGGATGCCTAGTGTTACAACTGTGGTTGGACATCAGTCAAAACATGGTATACTAGAGTGGCAGAACCGTGTAGGTTTTGCTGAAGCAGAAAAGGTACGACGTGCTGCTGCATGGCGAGGCACTCAGTACCATAACTTAGTGGAGCACTATCTTAAAAATGAATTGGAAGAAGTTGAGAAGAGCGAGGGTCTTCCCACGTACCTTTTTAGGTCTGCTCGTGAGACTCTTAATCGTATTGACAATATTCATGCTATTGAAGCCCCTCTTTACTCTCGCACTCTACGGATTGCTGGGCGTGTTGATTGTATTGCTGAGTTTGATAACGAGCTTGCTATTATAGACTTCAAGACCACCAAGAATCTCAAGAAGGTGGAGCACCTAGAGAAATTCTTTGTGCAAGAAGCAGCGTATGCTTACATGTACTATGAGTTAACAGGTATAGAAGTAGACAAACTTGTCACTCTATCTGTTGCTGAAGATGGTACCATGCAAGTAGAGCAGAGATATGATAAGAATCCTTACATGGATACCCTTGTCGATTGGATAAACATATATCATGAGGAGATCAATGAAGGAAATTGAAGAGAAATTTATGACTCAAGGGAAGTTTACTTCTCTAGTAGAGCAAAGAGTGAAAGATAGTAATGGTCTTATAAATTACATAGAAGCAGTAGCATCTGTATGTGAAGAGTTTGACATAGAAGTCGAAACAGTAAACAAATTGATATCTAAACCATTAAAGGATAAGATCAAGTGGGATGCACAGCAATTAAATTATATGAAACGTACAAGTAGAGGGGTATTAAACCTATGACTGATGACTTTTTCAAATCACAAGTAGTACAAAAGGAGTTGGAGCAAATCCAAGAGTGCTACACTGAACTACTGAAGATGTCTTCAGGACTAGCAGACTTCTCACCTAAAGAGAGACTAGATCATATCGAGAAGACACTAGAGTTGGTTGCTAAACAAAAAGTATTCTATGCTAGACTACAACTAGCAGCAAATGAGTTACAAGATGATGACTCAGCAAAGGCAATCAAAGAGAGGATCGAAGTGATGTCAGGTCAATTTAGTGGTGGTATGAATCTAACTATGATACTGGATCACATGGAAGAGAAGCTAAGAGGATGGAGAAAGGATCTCAGAGAACAGGGTGTTGACACAGCCTAAATAGTATGCTACTATAATCCAGTAGCAATATCACAATACAACTTCGGAGACAAATACTAATGTCATTCGCATCTTTAAAGAGCAAGTCTGGTAAGTTTGCTAAGCTTACACAACAGATTGAAAACATGTCCAAGCCTCAGGGGCGTGGTCCAGATGAAAGACTCTGGAAACCAGAGGTAGATAAGAGTGGTAACGGTTATGCCGTTATTCGTTTCCTACCAGAGCCAGACGGAGAAGATCTCCCTTGGGCACAGGTATGGAGTCATGCATTTCAAGGACCAGGTGGTTGGTACATTGAGAATTCTCTCACCACACTAAACCAAAAGGATCCTGTAGGTGAATTGAATAGGACACTATGGAATAGTGGACTAGATGCAGATAAAGATACTGCACGTAAGCAAAAGCGTAAGCTTTCTTATTATAGTAACATCTATGTTGTTAAGGATCAACTTCATCCTGAGAATGAAGGTAAAGTATTCTTATATAAGTATGGTAAGAAAATTCATGACAAGATTGCATCAGCGATGCAACCACAGTTTGAAGATGAAACTCCAATAAATCCTTTCGATCTTTGGAAGGGTGCTAACTTTAAGATCAAGATCCAGACTATAGGCGGTTACTGGAATTATGATAAGAGTGAGTTTGATGCACCATCAGTCCTAGGTGGACTAGAAGATGATGCACTTGAAGCAGTCTGGAAGTCACAACACTCTCTTAAAGAGTTTACTGACCTTAAGAACTTCAAGAGTTATGAGGAGTTATCAGCACGTTTGAATGTTGTGCTTAACAAGTCATCAAGACCTGTAGTACAAACAAACGAAGAAGACGAGGATTTAGTACCTCTTACTAGTCCAGTTGTTAAAGCGGACCCACCTACCCCCACAAAGTCAGGGTTTGGTGCTAAAATAGAAGAAATAGAAGAGAAGGGTGATTCACCAGATCTTTCCTATTTTGCTGCTCTAGCTAACGAAGACTAATGAAGAAACTACTACTGCTCCCACTTCTACTGATTGGTGTTACTACACCAGTCCGTGCAGAAGCATTAACTTGGAAGGAATTCTGGGAGCCGTTTGTAGAGTCTTATCATCATGGACACGATCATGGATCAGGACATTGGAGAGATTGGCACTATGACCACCATCATCCACATCCACATTACGGTCCATATCGTAGAAGGTGTGAAGTAACGATCACAAAGAAATATTGGGTACCAGGTCATTACCTAGGTCATGGCAACACATGGATACCAGGACATTATGAGCGACGTGACGTGATCGAGTGGGAAAGGTGCAGACGAAGAGTCAGACCACTTTGATATATTATTCGACTTTTTGAACAAGCAAAACCCCCGAAAAAATCGGGGGTATTTTTTTGTCCTGTAGGGTCGCTAAGTATTAATACCCACTAGACCCAAATGAGTTACTTGTAGAAGTATCCTGTTGGTTAGTTGTTGATGTTGTGACTACTGTGCTTCCATCCGCTAAAACGTCACCTTCGCTAATACTAGCACCAGAGGTGTCAAACGTCTTAGATGAATAATCTGCTTCAGACGCAAATTCGATAGAACTCGTTTGACCGATATTTGTGCTATAAGTCGGTTTAACGCTCTGAAACTGCTCTTGAGTAGTATTGAAGGATTTCTTAATTTGGTCTTCATCGTTAACTTCGAGATTTGGAAGATATTGTACCAAATTGCTAAATTCTTCAACAAACCCACTTAAGTACTGTTTACGCAAAAGGTAAATATTGCGTTTTTGGTCATTTTTCTCTAATTCATAGTCATAGACAGATATTGGTCTAACAGTGTCTTCTTTGGCAATTACAGTTCCGTCAGGTCTGGTATATGACCAATCTTCTGGTACTATACGACCACCTTTCACTAATACACGACCTTTAAGATCTTTGATTTCTTGAGTAACCCAATGATGGACTGAATCTGCGTCTTCCTCATATTCACTGTCAATATACCTTTCCATCTCATCTTCTGACATGGGCCATTCTTCATATAGATTGATTATATTGTTGCATATTAGTACAACCCAATCTTTACCCATATCACCATATACTTCACCTGCAACCTGATCAGGTCTCTGATTGTTTTTAATCGTATATTGAGTAAAACCTAAAATAACATCATCTAACTCTTCACGGATTTTTATTCTCCTAAAGAGGTTTTTAGCAAGAGTGTACGGATCGACATTATCTTGTCTATAACTGGATGTCCTTACATAGACATCGGGTAGATTATTGAAATAACTCATTTACCAAAGTCCTGTAGTGTTGCCAGCCCAAGCAAATAATTCATCATCATCCATTGGTTCAGACCAGTTAGTGTTTGAATCTAAGTTGAAACCAGGTGGTTCAAATGTTTCCTTAGTAAGGAATTCTGTTTCTTGGAAACTTAAGGTTAAATCATACCTTAAAGCACCGAAATCTGCTTCTTTACTGTTTGCCATTGTAGATCTTACTGATCTGTAGTCAGGCATATTAATTGCGAAGTTATCACATACCAATTTGGTTGGGAATTGCATTATTGAGCTTAATATTCCACCAAATCCACCATTCTTGGGATTTCCGATCTCTTCGTTACCACCACCTCTATCTACATATCGTACGATTTGAGCACGGAAGTATTCTGGGATATTTAACCAGTTTTTATCAGATTTGCCTGGTAATACTGATTGACGGAATGTTTTAATAATTTGATATATGGTTCTAACTTCCTTAGCATTCTTTGGAATCATTGTCCATGTCCATTGATGCTTTCTGAAGCTTTGCTGACCTTGGAATACAGATTCTGCGTATGGGTTGAATATCTTACCTGTTGTTAAAGATGCTAGTGAGTCTCTATTTAAACCTGCATCTTGACCAACTACACCAAGTGCACTGTTAATAGCATCAGCACCTGCTTTAAATCCTAACTGGTTAACTCCACTATCAGCAAATTGCTTTAATTCATCAGCAAAACTTGTTTGACCTAGATCTCCCTTAGCATCAATTACCTTTCTAGCAGCATCCTTAATTGCATCTCCAGCAGCACCTAGTTTAACTGCACCCCAATCCTGTGCATACTCTTCTTTTAGTGTCTTGGGTAAATATAGATATATTGTATCCTTTAGTGTATTCTCTCTGTGGTCGAATATATCAAATTTTAGATAATCGATTACTTCAGTAGGAAAAGCAGATTCATCTCTGATAGTCTCTCTACTGGTAGAAGAGTTCACACCATAAGGTTTCGCCTGTGGGAAGACTAAAGGGGCTTTACTTGAAAAAACGTATGACATGAGTTACTCAGGAAAATTCCGACCATCAAACAAACATAAGTACAAAGGTGATCACACTAATATTATTTATAGGAGTTTGTGGGAAAAAAAGTTTATGCACTGGTGTGACATGAATAACAACGTATTGGAGTGGGGAAGTGAAGAGATTATTATTCCTTATAGGAGTCCCTTGGATAATAGGACTCACCGTTATTATCCTGATTTCTATGTCAGAGCCAGGACCAAGGATGGAAGAATCGCCAAATCGATCATCGAAATTAAACCAGCTGCACAAACTAAACCCCCTAAGCGTAAATCGCAGAAAGCCAGGACTTTTATAACAGAAGTTAAGACTTGGAATGTAAATAGTGCTAAATGGAGAGCTGCAAGACAGTTTTGTGCACATAAAGGCATGACATTTATCATACTGACCGAAAAACACTTAAATGTATGAGCATTTTTACAGACGTTAAAGATTTAGCTGGAGGAATAAAACAGTCTAAGCAGTGGTATAGAGAACAACTGCAATATGGACTGGAGGCATATGAAGGTGCCTTTATTGTGGGAGATATTGTATTTTTTAACTATTCAGCTCAGACACCAGATCTGAAATTCTGGGATACCTTCCCTATGGTACTAATCACAGATGTTGATTACCAGAAGAAGCAATTTTCTGGTGGTAATATGCACTATTTGAGACCTAATAGTAGACAGAGTATGGCAAATACCTGGGCTGCTGGTAGTATTTCATATCCCATGCGTTGCCATCATAAATACTTTATGAATAGTGTCACTTCAGCATATAATGTACCTTCCGAGGAATTGAAAGACATGACACCACTTCCAGTCGAGCAATTCGTCATTAGACCAAAAGGTCTAGGTCGTACCATGGAAGTACCAAGTAGCATTATATGGAGTAGACTCAAATGAGTGCCAATAGTTTTGATATTTTTAAGGATCTGGTAGTTTCTGGTAAGAAGGAACCATCTAGATCTAACCTGTTTGGTATTAAGGTATTCCTACCAACCTGTATGCTTGCTAATGATGCAATGACTAGGAGGGATCAAAGGACTTTACAAATATCTAATAATTACCTAGCAGATGCAGTTACCGTACCAGGTAAAAGAGCAGATGCTATAGAGCATCCACAAGTTGTTGGTAATAAGTTTAAGTTAGCAAATGGTCAGACACATCAGGATGTGGGAATATCATTTGTGATGACTAAGGATGCACAGCATCGTCTATTCTTTGAGAAATGGATGAATTATGCTGCACCAGATCAAGAGAATAGAGCTACATTTTATGATGAGTATGTAACTAACCTATTAGTAACAAAATGGGAGTTAGGATCACCTGTTAAGTGGGCTGGTATAACTGATAGTGGTACTCCATATACACAGAGACTTAATAGTGTGACTAGTGTTTGGCAATTCTTTGCTGCGTGGCCTATAGATATGTCACAGTTATCATTTAATAATGGTCCTACACAGTTAGTTAAATATAACGTCAAATTTGCTTTCGAGAGATATAGATATGATACAGTCGGTGCTGATGCACTAGGAAATAATACTCCAGACAGGTTTATTAACTCTGTTACTGGTACCCTAGATAATCTAGGACTATCTCAACAACAGAGAGATGCAGCCCAGTTTGGTGTCTAAATAGAACTATAATAATGTAATCGTTATGCCATTACCTAAGTTAGCCATACCTGAGTATGAAGCGACCTTGCCTGTCACAGGCACAAAAATATCATATAGACCATTTTTAGTTAAGGAAGAGAAACTACTCTATCTTGCTATGGAGTCGCAAGACAACAAGCAAATGGTCAAAGCAGTGAAGACTATTATTAAAAACTGTACAAACCTAAAGACTAAGGTTGAGGATCTCGCTACTTTCGAGATTGAATATATTTTCCTTAAGATTAGATCTGTTGCAGTTGGTGAGACAAGTGAATTTAAAGTCACATGTCCAGATGATGAGAAAACACAAGTTACTGTTAACATACCTCTTGCAGATGTAGGTTGTAAAGTACCAGATGATCATGACTCTAAAATACAGTTAGATCAGGAAGTGGGTATTAAGATGAAGTATCCATCATTGGATGTATTCATTCAGCAAAACCTATCTGAGAATCCTAATATTGATGATATCTTTGAGTTAGCTGCTGGATGTATTGATCAGGTATTTACCTCAGATGAGGTTTATGATACTTTTAGTAAGAAAGAAGCACTTGAATTCCTTGAAGATTTGAATGCAGAGCAATTTGCTAAGATTCAGCAATTCTTTGAGACAATGCCTAAACTATCTTATACACTAACAGTTGTTAATCCTGAGACTAAAGTTAAGAGTGATTTGGAACTGGAGGGTCTAGCGGCTTTTTTCGAGTAGCGTTAATGCACGACAGTCTTGAGAATTACTACAAGACAAACTTCGCATTAATGCAACATCACAAATATAGTCTTACTGAATTGGAGAACATGATACCGTGGGAACGTGATGTGTATGTGAACCTTCTTATTGCTCATATTCAAGAGGAAGAGAGGAGACAGAAGGCAGACGAACAAGCAGGTAGAGTATCACTCTAATGATTAGAAGTTACGTTAAAATTAAACCTATAAAAGACGATGGTGCCTTTGGAGCAAATTTCAATGAGGTCCGTAAGGGTATCAATCGTACAGGTTCTGTAACTGAAAATATTGGTAATAATCTAGTAGAGACTCATAAACTAATTCAATTTGAGAAAGATTGGTTAAGAGATAAGGCAGAGAAAGAAGAGGATGATGATAAGGATGAAGAGAAGGAATCGTTTCAAGGATTTAAACGGTGGTTTAAAGGATTTAAGGACATGTTCCGAATCCAGAAGAGAGAGGAAAGTACTAAGGATGAAGAATTAGATAAGATAGAAGAAGAAGGTGGTAACTTTGGTCAGAAGACAAAGGAGACTGTTAAGAGTGGTCTTGAACTACTAGGTGGTTTCTTAACACCTATTTTTAAATGGATTGTTACTATGGGTGTCCTTAAATGGATGTCCGATCCAGAGAATGCTAAGAAAGCAGAAAAGGTATTCAAACTTATAGGTGCTATTGCTAAATTTGCCTGGAAAATAGGTAAGTTTGGTGTGGGTCTTATAATGGCAGGACTCACCAAGGTATTTGGTGTTTTTGATGGAAGTACTAGTCCTATTAAGAAAGGATTCAAATTTGTATTTGGTGCTTTCCAGTTATTTGCAGGTTTTAAGACTCTTCAATATCTCTTAAATCCTCTTAAGGCAGTATCTGATGCAAAGAAATTAACTACTCTCTTTAATAGTAATGCAGAGAAGGAAGTAGAGTTTAAAAAGAATGAGCAATGGCGTAAGTTTGGTTATAAGGATAGAGAAACAGGTGCAATCTATACAGAGAAGGAATATAAAGCACAGAAGAAGTCAGTAGAGAGACAGCAGAAGAAATTAAGAAAACAAGGTAGAGACGCACAAGCAAAACAACTTGGTGCTAAGTTTAATAGTAGAAATAATAATCCTACTAGACTACAACAGGGTAAGAATGTTGGTGGTAAGTTGATGAAACCTGGTGCACAGGGAGGACTTGCCATAGCAGGTGGTCTTACTCGTATGGCATCGGGTATTGCGATGGGTGAGGATAAGACTGAAGCAGTTGGTGCAGGTCTTGGTCAAGCAGCAGGTGGTATGATAGGTGCTGCTGCTGGTACTGCATTATTAGGTCCATTCCTAGGTCCATTTGCACCTATAGTAGGTAATGCTATTGGTAGTTTCTTAGGTGAGTGGGTAGGTAAGACATTCTTACCAATGATTAAACCACTATTTGAACCTATTCAGAAAGCATTCCAGATGTGGTGGACAATCATCAAAGGTGTTGCTGATGAGACTGGTATTACAGAGTTCCTTGGTACATTCTTCAAGTTCCTAGGACAAGTAGGTAAGGTCATGTTTGATATCCTTGGATGGATAATGAAACCTCTGACATGGTTATTAGGTGGTGCAATTAAACTTATTGGTAAGAGTATAAGTTTTATTATTAGTGCTGCGAAGAATATATTTGCGTTTATGGTTAATCCCATAGGATTCGCATGGAAAATTATAAGGGGTAAGGATCCTGGAAAGGATGTACAATTGGAGGAGATGTCCAAGGGTGGTGCTTTACAGGCAGCATTCTTATCTGGTTATGCTGAAGGTGGTAAGTATACTATGGGATATAGAATGGGGCAGATAACCCCAGATCAATATGTCTATAATTTCCAGAAGTTTACCAGTAAGACAGTAGTAAAAGGTGGTGAATTAGTAGAAGAATCTGAGAATTTTACTGAGCTTGGTGGATCTATTGAGGTACAAGATTTAATAGATCATAAGGACCAATTACTATCTCATCCTCTATTAAAGTCATTTAAGATAGCAGATATTATAAACAGGAAGACAGGTCTACCACCAGAGGTATTATTCCCTATCCTTATGAAAAGTGATGCTCAGGAGGCAACTTATAAGAAGATGGATGCTGCTATTGCTCTTGATATCAAGAAGATGGAGAAGAAGTTTGGTAAGGGTAAGGGATGGAGTTGGTATGATGAGTCTTTCTCAGAGGGTGGTGAATTTAGATCAGGCACATTAAGTGATAGTCAAATATTTGAAATGACTGAGAAGAGAGATGCAATGCATGATCAATTCAAATATAAGAATCAGAGAGATAATGATGCAGAGATGATGATGCAAGCACCTATTGTCATTACTAAACAAGTTACAACTCCTGTAATAAATACTAAGAGTAGTGGACACCTTATACCTGTGGTCGCTTCTCCATCACCAATGTTTACCTGTTAATAAATGGTAGTAAAGGCAGACATAAAGAAACCAGCACTTTATAAGATGATCTCTTATAAGGGTACTACTGGTGCCAAGAGTTATACTCCTTTAACTGCTGCGAAGAGATTGCGTGAGCATGAGAAGAGTATTGGTACAGGATTCAGTTCTGTAATTGCTGGTCTAAACTCACTTGGTGCTACTCTTAATAGTATTGCCTTGAATACTCAGGGTCTACTTACCACGTGGCAAGACAGTATTACAACACAGATAAAGGATGCTAATAGGGTAGAGAAGTTAAAGGCAAAGAATAAGAAGTTACAGGAAAAGAGAGATCGTAAGAAAGAGAAGGAAGAGAAAGATAGGAGAGCATTACTAGCAAGAGAGAAGAGCACTAAAGATCCTAAAAAGAAGAAGGTAGTTAAGAATCCTGTTGTAGCAGCAGTTGCTAAACAGAGTGAAGGTTTCTTGAAATGGATAGGTAAACTGGTAGGCAGTTTAATTAGTATTGCTATATTGGATTGGGTACGAAAGAATCCAGAGGCAGTAGAGAAACTTGTTAAGACATTAGGTGCTATAGGTAAGTTTATATTTAAGACTGTTGGATTTCTGGCAGGAATGTCGTTAGATGGTCTGGTGTCATTTCTTGAGAATCCTATAAGTCTCAAAGGAATCTTTGGTATATTTAAGTTTCTAATTGGTGCTGTACCATTATTTGCAGGGTTTGCGATATTAAAGAATCCTGTTGGTGCTATTAAAATTATTGGTAAGGTAGTTGGTGGAATAATACAGTCTATTAAACGACTGTTTGGATTGAATAGTAAGGCAGATAAATTTAAACAATTTAAACTGAAGAAGTTAGGGAAGGGAGGTAATTTCTTCCAGAGTAAGACAGGTAAAATTGCTATGGGTCTTGGTGCTGGTGCTACAGCAGCTACAGCAGTATTAGCTGGAGGTGGTACAGGTGCTGAGGCAGCAGGTGCAGGTGTTGGTGCTGCTGGTGGTCAGATGCTTGGTGCCAAACTAGGTGCTGCTACTGGTATTCCAGGTATGGGTGCTGTCGGTGGTATGGTAGGTAGCATGGCAGGTGGTGCTGTCGGTAAGGCAATAGGAGGATTGATTCAACCTATTGTTGAACCATTTAAAGAATGGTTTGGTATGGTTAGTAAGGTATTCAATGATGTATTAAAGGATATTAAAGAACCATTAGAGCAATTCTTTAGTGCTCTTGGTGCATTCATGAGTAAGATACTGAAAGTGGTAGAACCTCATCTACCTATGATTACTAAGATAATCAGTACTGGTATTCAGATTGTATTTGCTCCCTTATTCTTAGGTATTAAAGCATTAACTGCGGTATTAAAATTATTTACAGGTGGTGAAGGTAAAGGTGAAGAGAAGACTGTAGAAGTACCAGAAGGAGCAGTTGAAACGCCTGGTGGTGGTAATGAAACGAAGACTCTACTGATTGCTGGTATGCCTGTAGGTGAAAAACTCACCAAGGAACAGTTGGCGATCATTGGAATGGCTCGTCAGATGGATGAGAGTAATTTCAAGAGGTATCCACCAAACGTACAGCAGATGTACGAAGAGCAATCTGCTGGACAGCAACCAACAGAAGAGAAGTCAAGAGGTGGTTGGATTAAAGGTCCACAGTCAGGATATAAAGTATCATTAGACGGTAAGAAACCTTCGTTTATTGGGCATGGCACTGAGTGGGTAGGTAGGAAAGCAGGTGGTAAAGCATTTGTGGTACCATTTGATACTCCTGCAACTAGAACTGACAAGGGTCTCACTAATAGGAGAATGGGTGAAGCTGCCAGAGGTGGATACACATTACCTAGGGGATTTGCTAAGGGTGGAGAATTAAAAGGATGGAAGAGATGGTTAGCAGGTGCTGCTGATCAAATGACTGGTGGTTTCTTTGATTTTGATAAAAAAGGACATTCAATCTATCAAGCATCTGGTCAGTTGCAGAAGGCAGGTGAAATCATTGAGGCTGTTAAGCAAACAATGACTGAGCAGAAGGCAGAGAAGTTATCTCAACCAACTGTAACTAATATTAATGATTCAAACCCAGCAGTAGTTGTTGGAGATGAAGGTGATGATATGCCAATCCTTATTCCTGGTAGAGATGAATTAGATGCTGATAAGTATATTAAACCTAAGTATGGTTTGATTGCTGAGTTTTTAACTGATCCTGTGGAGTTTATGTAAATGCCATTTGCTGAGTTAATATCTGCTATCGATGATAGTTGGAGAAAAATACAATATGGTCAGAGTCAGAACAGAGGTGAGATGTATGCTGCTGACAAGCCACGTGAGTATGTTCTTGATAAGTTAGAGATCGAGATGATCAGTGGTAAGAAGTATGATATAAGAGAGTTAGTAATAGATTTTGCATACCATGAATCCATTGAGTCATCATTTCTTAGATGTGAGTTTAGTATATTAGATACATTAGATTTTAATAGATTACTACAGGGTGGTGAGACAGTTACTATCAAAGCTACTACTGCTTCATCAGTTGATAAAATACCATTAGAAGTTGATCTCTTAATTTATAAGATAGGTTCTATATCTAAGAGTGAGAGAGGACAACTATATGTTTTACATTGTGTATCACCTGAGATGTACAATGATGAAAGTAATAAAGTTTTTAAAGCATTTGGTCCTGGTGAGGGAGCATTGGATTCTGATTGTATACCTAGAATGATATGTGAAAAGTATCTTAGGAGGAAGGGTAAGAAGAATAAGTTTAAGGCAGCTAATTTTGAGAATCATTCAAAGTATACCTTTGTGGCATGTAGTTGGAAACCTAGTGATGCTATAGCATTCATATCTGATAAGGTAACTAGACTTACTAAGAGTAAGGGTGGTAATAAGCAAGGTGGATTTTTATTCTGGGAGAATAGGAATGGGTTTAACTTTAGATCTATCGATAGTATTGCTCAAGGACAAGCTGTAACAGATAACATCTATCAGTATGAGTATACTATTAAATCTTTGGAAGGAGTAGATGCTAGGTTTGCTATTGAGACTATTACATATCCTGATAAAGCAAATCATCTCACTAATATGAGAATGGGTACTTATAAGACTGCTGCTATAGGTGTGCAGATATCCGCAGCAGCAGATAGTTATGCACCTGACTCTGGTAATAAAGATGAGAATGTGGATGAAGTTACATCAGAAGGTGGTGTGGTATCTGGTACAGGATTATCTTCAACACCAGGTGGTGTGATACAACCACCTAGGATATTGACATTCAATGATATATTTGGGAAGGCAGATACAATAGAAAAGGCAAGACCATATGAGATACCAGAATTCTTTGATCTTGATAAGGCACAACCTACTCGTATGAAGATCAGACCATTGCCAGCACTGAAGAATCAAACTTCTACTAGTAATACTAACAATGGTACAAATCCGAATATCGACACAATGGCAGTTGCACAATATGCATCAGCGAGGTATAATTTATTCAAGTCTATTAAGTTGGATATAACGGTACCAGGTAATACTTCTCTTACAGCAGGTGCTTTGATTAAGATCATTATACCTGCATCAAGGAATGAAGGTGAAACTGTAATGACTGATACTAGATTCAGTGGAATGTATTGTATTGCAGGACTGACTCATTCCTATAGGAAGGCTGGATTCACCACAAAGTTATACCTTGTTAGGGATTCCCAACCCAGACAATCTGAAAAAGTAGACTAAAGTAGATAAATAACTATACAGCTTATGGAAAGTCAAATGCAAACCATAGAACAGCACATCGCCAGAGACAGAGATCTTGTTGACGATCCTCAAACGAATCCTGCTGCACGTCGTCACTTCAAAGAGGAGTTGCACGAACTAGAGGTGTATGCAGAGCATCATGCAGCAGAGATAGCAGCAGGTGATCATCATGACCCAAATGCAATCGAATTATTCTGCGAAATGCACCCAGATGAGCCTGAGTGCTTAGTATACGACGATTAAATGAAATTTGATGATGTAGTAGGTCACTACAGGAATAGAGATCAAGCATTTTCTAATCCAAGTACGTGGCCTCAGATTGACATTCGTATAGAAAAATGTGAGAAGTGCGATCACATGATTACCACTAAATCGTGGTACAAGTATAAAGGGGAAGAGAATCCATATAACTATATACAGTATGATTACGAGCAGATGGATGAAAACATCATCTATGCTAAAACTACTAATCTGCTCACTAATACTCCTTCCTGTCCTTTCATTTGGAACTGGGATGGAGTTTGGTGGAATGGGAATCCTGATGGAGAATGCATCCAAGGTAATACGAGGATGGTCTCCAAGATAAGATTCAATGGTAAGGAATACCGTGCTATTGATACTGGATATGATTTAGAGACAGGAAAATTCCGATGGGGTAAAGAAGAATCGGAAGGGGAATTTCTCTTTAAAAGACTTGATAAATAAAAGAAACTATTATATAAATGGCAACACGTACTGATTATCTTGGAAGAGATGGGTATACCTGGTGGGTAGGGGAGATTGAAGATGTTCGTGACCCCTCTCAGATTGGTCGTGTTAAGGTACGTATACTTGGTTGGTATACTGGTAACAATGATGGACAGGCATATTTAAAAGAAGTCCCAATGGAGATACTCCCCTGGGCAACAGTATTATTACCTTGTGACCAACCACAAACTAAGTCGAGTGGTACCACAACAGAATTACAACCAGGAGCATGGGTATTAGGTTTCTTCCTTGATGGGGAAGAAGCACAGTTACCTTGTGTACTAGGAGCATTCAGAGGATTCCAACAGAAGAAGGCAGACGCTAAGACAACTATTGCTGATCCTAAAGTTGCTATTGAATTAGAAACTAATACACCACACAAACAAGGTCTTGGTGGTGCTCATGCTGAGGATGGAAACCCATTCCCTAAGGTACAGAGTACTACTCCAGCAACACCTGATGGTGCTATTGAGGAGGCAAGAGGTGGTGGTATTAATACAGCAGAGCAGGTTGTTAATGGTAATACAGTAACTAATCCAATCAAACCACAGATCAATGCTCAGTCTATTGCTGATGGTGTTGCTGGTCCTGCTGGTAGTGGATTTGCTAAGGATATGACTAGGATGCTCACCGAATTGGGTGAGATGGCATCTGCAATGTCCTCAGGTCCTGGTGGATTTGTTTCTGTTATCACTGGTAATAAGATGGCAGGAGACAAGGTGAGAGAGCACCTTGGTAAGGTAATGAACTTCCTGTCTGGTGGTATTGCTGGTATTCTTGCACCTCTGAAGGAGATGTTAGCGAAGTTAATCGCTGAGGTTGTAGGAATGTTGGTGAAGATTGTATCTCAGTTTGTACCAATAGCAGTCGTCAACATGTTGATGACATTCTTAGATCAGATCTTTGCACTATTCTGTGCTAAGAAACCAATGTGGTTAGGACTGGTGAAGGGAGCACTGAGCGACACAGCAAACTTTGCTAACCAAATGGCGAGCCTGGCGGTAGATAAGATAGCTAGTAGTAAGATCGCTGGTAAGATTGACTCTGCTGTTAAAGGTTTAAGCAACCGTATCCTTGAGGGTATCACCTCTGCAATGAATCGTGTAAGAGACGTAGCAGGTGATGTTATAAGTGCTGTTAATACTGCTAAAGGTATGGTAGCAGGAGCAGCAAAGTTAGGAGAGACAGTACAATCTATATTTGAATTTGATTTCACCTCACTAGACTGGGGTAGTTTAATCCAGATCCTTCTTGCTATTCTAGGAGCACTATTTAAGAAGAGTTGTAACAGGAAGATAAAACGTCCGAAGTCGAAGTCGTGGTTCCCACTGATAGGATCCACGGAATGCGACAACATAGATGATGCTATTAGAGGCACACCATATGAGAATGTTGATGACCTTTATAGTGAGGGTACATCTACTGTTAATATGGCAACTCAGTCTGGAGAGATGGGTAATTACATCGATAAGATGTTCCAAAACTGTAATCCATACTTGATGCAGGTTAGTACTCATTTGAATGGTGCTAGAATTATAAATGATGCTACAAAGGGTAAAGAGAAGAGAGTTATCTCTGGTCCTGGTGGTGTCAGTAGTTTTGAAGATGCTTTTGGTAATGTGCACTGGAATGTACCTAACAATGAGACTAAGATCATTGCTAAGGACAAGTGTGAGAATATTAAAGGTAACTACTGTCTAACAGTAGAGGGTGACTTCTATGTTAAGGTCATGGGTAACATGCACCAAGAGGTAGAAGGATCATGGAATGGTCACTACTCTCAAGGTCCACAGGCAGAGTCGGAAGGAGATTCTAGACAACCTGATACTACTGATACTGGTAATTCTATGGAGTCAGTAGATACTAATGTTACTCAAGATAGATTATCTGCTGAGGTAACATCTAACCAAGCAGCATTACAGGCAGAGCAAGACACTGCTACTGCTTTCTATAGTGATACAGATACAAGGAATAAGAAGTTAGCAGAGAATAATCTTGGTGGTTTCTATCCTGTAGATAAGATTCCTTTCGCACCTGGTGCTGATCACTGGGGTCGTACACAATATGGTCCTCAGTTATCAGGTAACTTGAATGATAGTACCGAGCAGAAATCTTCTGAAAGGTTTGAAGGTGATAGAGATATATCAGTAGGTGGTGAATGGAAACATCAATCAGCTAAAGCAAGTATCGCTGGTATTGAATCGGTGATGATTAACTCTCAAAACGTCAAGTTAGAGGGTAATACTATTGAAGAAATCGCTGATGGTGAGATCATTCAACAGGCCAACTGGATAACATCATTCTTAAACTCAGGTAGATTTGAGTTTATAGCACTGTTTAATATGACTGCTACATCCTTGACAGGTCAGTTTAGTATCGTTAAGGGTTGTATCATTGATATTACTACAGACCTACCATTCCCAGCAGTAGCACCACCTACACAGATTAGAATCTCAGTAGGTCAGACTAAACCTAGCAGTATGGCAGATATACTTGCTGGTTCACAGAATTCATTCCATGCTACCTTTATCTCAGCACCTACTGGAGTTATTGCTGAGTTTGTACCACAAGGTGCTATTATTAACCAATGTAACACTGGTATGGGAGCATATGTGGTCAACTCTGGTTACCTAGCAGTGGGTTGTAGTGCTGGTCCTTGCCAAGTGTTTGGACTTCCTGTCTTGCTGAATTGACAAATATCATTTCGGCCTATATAATAATGTGAGTGTTGGAAGCATCTCCTAAACCAGGTGCGTCGCTAACACTTAATTTCCATAAACCCAAACCCTTACCCAAT